CCGCTTCTTTTTGGGCTTGGTGGAGCTAAGAAGAATCCCGGAAATGGCTCAACAAACCCCGGAACGGGTTACGGTGCAGGCGGAGGTGGTGGAATCAGCAATGCCGCTCATGCTGTAGGGACTGCTGGAACCGCTGGAATCGTTGTTGTAGAGGAGTACAAGTAATGGAATATGCAATTGTTAAATCAGGAATAGTAGAAAACATTATTGAATGGGATGGAGTATCAGAATTCACAGTAGACGGTGAACTTGTGCTAGCAGATAATAGTGCTTGGATTGGTGCTAAATACGATGGGGCTTTTGAAGCTAAACCCATCCCACCCGATACCAGAACCTACAGCGAAAAAAGGTGCGACCGATACAATGCTGAACTGCCAATGGGTGACCAGTTCGATGCGATCTTAAAAGGATTTAATCAACTCCGGTTCAACGGTCAGGATTTACCAGCGGATCTCGATGAGGTTATTGGCATCTGGCTTGGGATCAAATCAGCAATTCCGAAAGAGTAATGGATATCTCAACCGCATTTGATTCCATACTAGCAACGGAGTAAGACACAATGAATAAACATATCACACTTTTTTTACTACTCACATCTTTATTCCTATCTAGCTGTGTACCGATTATGGGCAGAGTTTCTTTAGAGATAGGAACATGGGAGGCGAGAAGTTCAATCTCACTGGAGAAGATACATGAATAAGACTATTAAACCACTACTAACTATTTTTTCAATCTCCACCCTCCTCCTCCTCTTTTTAGGAGTGGTGGGGGGTTGCACTAAGGTTGAGGTTAGCACAGGTGGAGGCGGGACAGATATCTGTGTTGGACAAGATACATTGGATTGTTCCAAGACATCTAATGATGGGGATGATGATAATACAGATACAGATACAGAGACAAATACAGAGACAGATTCTGGAAATGAGACAACCACTAATTAGGAGCTGTTTATATGGAAGTACCACCCCTACTATTTTGGAATATAATACTAACAATAGGTATCGGACCTCTATATTGGTTCATTAAGCGTATAGCTAATGATTTGGACCGATTAGAAAAGAAGGTTACTGATGACCAAATTGAATTACCAAGAAAGTATGTAGCTAAAGAGGATCATCATAGGGATATTTCAGATATTAAAGGTATGCTAAAAGAGATTTATGGGTTGTTGAGAAATGGTCAGAAGACGTAAGAAGCTCCTCCTACTCACCCTACTTCTTTTAAGTCTTAGTGGGGCGGGTTGCGCCTTATTAGAGAGTGGTGGTATCTCCGCCACAGGCTCTGCTGTAGGAGCGGGTGTGGGTTATCTAACTGGCATCCCCCCAGTAATTGGTGCGGTAGTTGGAGCAGGTGCAGGAGGGGTGGTGGACCAGGCGATTATATCTCCTAAGACCTGTCCTGAACCTGTAACCGGCTTCTTCCCATTACTGGGTAAGTTAGTAGAGATAGGTGGTTGGCTGTTAGGTCTATTCTTAATAGTACCTCTAGTGCTAGGTTATTTTATACCCTCACCCCAACAGAAAATTAAACCAAAGGTGGTAAAGTCAGATGACGTATAAAGATATAATTAATGCGGTATTAAGACGCTTGCGTGAGGATACTGTGTCTGTTTGGGGTGGTGCTTTGATTGATAATGCTAGTATAGGAAAGTATCAACAATTGATTGGGGATTTCGTTAATGAGACTAAGAGGGAGGTTGAAGATGCTCATAATTGGACTGTGTTACGGAGTAAGGTTGCTATAACCACAGCTAGTGGAACTAGGGATTATAATCTAACTAATACTAATGAGAGGGTGCGCGTCTTATCTGTTTATGATAGGGGGACTGGCTCCGAACTCTCCCCAATTGATGATAGTTATTTAGAGCAGGTAGCCTACCCCTCCATGACTAATAATAGACCTAGTAATTATGTAATAAATGGTACTGCTTCTAGTGCTGAGATTAGTTTCTACCCCACTCCTGATGCTGTTTATAATATTGATGTATTAACAGTAGACCCTCAAGATGAGTTAACAGAGGCTGCTGATACTCTCTCTATAACAGCGATGCCAGTAATTTTAGGTGCGTGGGCGAGAGCTATCTCAGAGCGTGGGGAGGATGGTGGTTCGCTGTCTGATATGGTATTCATGCAGTATCAGCAGGCGTTATCAGATGCCATTGCTCAAGATAGTGGGAGGGTGGTTAGAGAGACTCTCTGGTATTCAGTATGAGTGCAAAGAATCTAACGCCTATTAATTTAAGTAATGTGGGAGTGTTTGGTTTAAACACTCAATCTAATGCTGGTTCTTTACCACCGGAATGGTTAACCAGAGCGGATAACATTGTCTTAGATGCCTCTGGACGGATTACAACTCGTCAGGGGATAAAGCAGTATAGTGAGACTATAGGGAGTAACTCCTCTAATAGTGATATTGTTAGGAGTATTACCGAGTATCGTAAGGCGGATGGTACTTATGAGATGTTTTGTGGGGCGAATGATAAGATTTATAAGTTTGATGAGAGTACGACAGTTTGGCAGTTAGATGCCCAAGTATTTGGTGGTACACCTCAAACGATAACAGATGGGAACTGGCAATTTACCAATTTTAATAATCAGCTTTACGGGGTTCAGCGTGGCTTTAAGATGATTAATTATGATGGTACGACATGGAAGGATATAGATGATGTTACCAGTTATGCGGGAACCGCACCACAGGGTAACTGTGTACTGGGTGAGTTTGGTAGGTTATGGGTTGGTGGGGTTACGGGTACGAGAGATGTAGTTTACTACTCTGATACCTTACAGGGTCATATATGGAATGATGTGGGTTTTTGTTCTTTAGGTGCGCTCTACCCAACCGAGACAGAATGTACAAATTGGGGTGGTACTTGGACTGATGTAGGCTCCCAGGGTACGATTGATTTAAAGACGGTGTGGGGTGCGGATGAGATTATTGCTCTTGCTGATTTTGGAGGGAAGCTTGTCATCTTCGGCAAGCGCAATATAGCCCTCTATAATAATCCTTGGGATCCAGTTAATATGGCGTTGGATGAGGTTATAGAGGGGATTGGTTGTATAGCGAGAGATAGTGTGGCTCATGTTGGAGATGATGTAATCTTCCTGTCTAATAGTGGACTCCGCTCCCTCTCCCGTACTGCGGTACAGGATAAGCTACCTCTAACAGATTTAAGTAGAAATGTAAAGGATGATTTAACAGCACAGATAGTAGATAGTAATACTAATACTGATAATATAAAAGGGGAGTATAGTTTGTCTGAGGGTTTTTACCTCCTCTCCCTACCGGATACTGGGGCATCATTCCTGTTTGATTTTAAAATTCCCAATCAGGATGGAACGCCCCGTGTTACATGTTTCTCATTAGCTAATACTAAGGAGCTTACCGCTCTTTATTCCAGACAGAATACTAATATGTATGTTGGTTTAGGGAATACGAAATATGCGGGTAGGGTGGGAAAATTGGAGGGGTATTTTGATCAGGAGATAGAGGATACTACTTCTACTAACGGCACTTCTGGTGCGTGTTCAACAGCAGGTGGAACATGGCAGAATAGCAAGTGTTGGACAACAACAGAGAATACTTATTATGGAACCATGAGAACGACATGGTTGGACTTTGGTAATCCTAGTATAGCTAAACTTTTAAAACGCGCCTTCCTATCTATACATGGGGGGAGGAATGGAACTGCAGAGTTAAAATGGTATAGGGATTATAATTATAATAGTATAGGAACGACAGGCACATTTAGTACAACGCCTATGAATGCGGGAGGTGGAACTGTTGTTTATAAATATGGTAGTGGTACATATAGTAATGCACTATACCCTATTGCTTATTCAGGTACTGCAGGCATGACGGAGTATAAGAAGAGTTTAGGAATGAGTGGGAAAGTACTACAGTTTGAATTAACGCAAAAAATTAAGGGTTTTAAAGCCAGCCTACAAAATTTAAATATTGTAGCTAAGATAGGGAAGATACGCTAATGAGTGATTATACAAAACAAGCATCTTGGTTAGATGTAGATAAATCAGGAAACACTATTTACGCCTCAGATTTTGATGATGAGTTTACCGCAATAGCAACTGCAATTGCTACAAAGGGGGATACCTCCGCAGTAACGGATGCAGGTCTGAGTGGTCTGTTCGATGTGGAGGTTTTCACATCAGATGGTACATGGACAAAAACATCAGGAGTTAAGAAGGTTTTTGTACGAGTCTTAGCTGGTGGTGGGGGTGGCTGTGGTGGTGGCTCGGATCAGTCTGGAGGTGGCGGTGGAGCAGGAGGTTATTCTGAAAAATTTATTGATGTGTCCTCTATCACAGACTCTACTGTAACAGTAGGTGCGGCTGGTTCTGCTGGAGCGGCTAACACAGCAGGTGGGTCAGGAGGATCATCTATCTGGTCTGATGGAACTAATACAATTACCTGCGGTGGGGGGAATGTTGCCACGGTGAATAGTCGGGGCGGTCAACAGGGTGGATCAGCAACTGGGGGGGATGTGAATATAGCGGGGGGGGATGGTGTGGCTGGTGGAGACAGCAATAGTTATAATTATCGAGGTGGTACGGGAGCATCCTCCCCGCTAGGAGGGGGTGGCGGTGGTGGGGCGAATTCCTATGGTGCTACCAATGCGCGTGGGTATGGTTCAGGCGGAGGTGGTGGCACAGGGGATGCTGGATCAAGCTCAAGTAGTACGGCGGGTACTGGAGGTATTGTAATCGTTTGGGAATATAAATAGGAGAGAGGGTATTATGGATTTGACGACACTACTTGGTGGGGATTTGATGAAATGGTTGCAATTGTTCATGTTCGGTCGGAAACTTCAACAGGATAGAAGAGAGGAAGAGAGGGCAGAGGAGGATGATAAACGAGTAGAGGCGGCACTTCAACGCCCATCCATCATTCCTTGGAATTTCCCAAATGCAAATGGTAGACGAGCCATGATTGTGCCAGGTATGTTCAATGAGGCTACAGGAGCATATGCCCCGACAGAAACAATGTGGGAAGACCGATACACCTCCCAAACTTCTTCTTCTTCTTCAGATGATGATGATGATGATGATTTACTTAATAGTTATGTTAACCAATAGGATGAGATAATAATTATGCCAAACCAAGACTATTACCAAGGATATTATGACTACTTTTCTCCTGGAGGTGGAGGAAAGAACCCGGGTTTATATAATGCGTGGGGTTTGATTGATAAGTATCAACAAGATCCATCTCAGTTACAGGGACAGCAACTTAAAGATGCACAATGGTGGATGGGGCAGAATGCAGGACAAAATTATGCCAACCCTTGGAATTTTGCATCGACGCATTATAATTTATATCCGACTGGTCCTCATGCAAATAAATATAATGCCTATCTCCAAGCGGGAGGCGGTGGTGGTAAAAACCCCGGTGCTCCCGGTGCTCCAGCCATGAATCCTAATTTTGCAGGAAATATGCCTGCGGGTTATGAGAAATATCTTAGGCAATGGGATAAACTTATGGGTCGTGCTAATCTACCTAAATCAATAGGAAAGGGTTTTGGTAGTGATGTAGGTATGTGGCAGGATATGAAGGGTAGGTGGGATCAGGCTCAAAGTCAGGCGAATGTTAATATAGGGGATGTAGCAAACTACGCAGCCGCATTACGAGGGGTGGAGGAGCCACTATATGCAAAACAAACTAGAGGGGAGAGATTAGGTTTAGAGAATAGACTACTTTCGCAGGGGATGTTAGGTTCTACTGGGGGTGCGAGTCAGGCGGAAGCATTATATAATGCACAGGCTCAAGCCGCCGCAGGTAGAGATGCCTCTAGGTATCAACGTGCAGAGGGTATGCAACAGCAGAACTACCAAAACCTGCTGGCAGCTCTGCAAGGGGGTCAATCAGCATTAACAGGTGGGGGTGCGGCTCGTCAAGCCCAACAAGGTTATCATCAGCAAAACTTTTCTAATCAATTAGCCAGCCTTGCTGGTGCTGGTGGATTATTTACTGGAATACATAACATTGCCACAGAGAGAGGTTTAGGTGAGAATGATAATCTAATGAAACTGCTCAAGATATTAGGAGTATACTAATGTCTAATTCAGCTCTAGCAACCCTGCTTCGGGAACAAGCCAAAGAAAGGAGGGAGAGGGAGGATGAAAAGTCTTCCATGTTCGGTTTTTTACGGGGCTTAGATCCATCTTTTGATGATAGAAGTAAGCCGGGTCTTGGTGTTAAATCAGACGATCCCCTTTTTAATATAGCTAATACGCTAAGGGAGATGTTCGGGGAGCAGACGGAGGTAGAGAAGTATGATAGTAATCTGGAGAAAAGATTAGAGGAAGCAAGTGATCCATGGGTTAAAACACTAATATTGTCAGAGCGACCAGGGCTGTCATCAACAGCGCAAGCAAATCTTCTGAATCTTTCACAGCAGCAGAAAATAGGTGGAGAAGCACGGCGGGAGGCAGAAGAAAACAAAAGAGAGGAAGAACAGTGGGAAATTAGGATGAGGGAGGCAGAGGCGACAGGCGATTTAGCTGAGATGGCAAGAGTAGCGAAGTCGAACCCAACATTGTTACCAACAGCGAGATGGAACCTTAGTGTGAAAGAGGAAGAGCAGAGGCGAATAATAGACACCAGGGACGGCTGGACAGCTTTTAACGCTCAATATCCCCACCCTACTTCACAACAGATAAGGGAGTGGAGAAAGGCACAGTTAGTTTCGACTCCTTTTGTAAAACTTGATTTTATAATACCCGCCCTAAATACTGCAATGACCTCTGAGGCTGTCGCCATTCAGCGCAACTATTACAGAGAGGGGGAACCGGATCCTACCCTCACCCAACAGAAAAAGATGTTGGGGGAGATGGTGGATGGCAGGTTAACAGAAACCGTTATATACCAGCTGGCGAAGCGGGAGGTCGCAGAAAATCAAAGGGCTAAAAATGAAGATGAACGAAACCAGACCAGAATGCGTATTGCTCTTGTCCCTCGCTACACCTTTGCTGAGGCAAAGAGGTTAGGGGAAGTCCTGGAGAAGTATTTTCGAGAAGATAGAGGGAATGAAGTTTTTGGAAATACGGCGAATACAGATGAGCAAGCAATAAATGCCTCTAAATTGGCTATATCTATATCGCATGGGGAGGAGATAAAGGGAAAGGTTTTAAGAATACTAGCAACTAACAATCCTGCTGGGGAGGATGGGAAGAGGGATATATTCGAGAGAACACTGCTGTTTACCTCGAAAAATCCTGACCTCGTCCAAAATCTTATGCTGATTAGGGTCCCTTCCGAGGGATATAAGGATGGCAAATTAGTTTTTTTCTATGCTAGAGATGAAGAGAACGCTGGTGAATTTAAAACGGAAGATTTTCAAAACCTCCTTTTAGAAGTACTGGGTGCGCAGGAGGACGAGAAGCGTATGGTACTCAATTTATCTGGCAAGCCAGAGACAGGAGAAACGGCTCTGGATGTTGAAAAACGCATAGTGAGGGTAGAGCATCTGCTGACGGCACTTCACAAAAATAGACTTATAAGTGATTCCGTTAAAATTAAAAACCATGAGGGTGAAGTGGTGAATTGGTTTGTGTATTACTCTGAAGCTCAGAAGAGATATGATGAAAAGAAGAAGAAGAATCCTCCCCCCCCCGAACCCGGTAGCACCACGGTTGGTCCTGCGATAATGGAACTCCAAGCTGAGGTAGAAAGATTGCAGAGTGGTGGTGGTGGTGGTCATGCCCAGAAGCAGGAGATAAGAAGGCTGGAGAATGAGATAGAGGAGAGATCCTTACCTGTTGACAAATTAGAGGCTATGCGAGATAAACTCCAAGCTGAGTTAGAAGAATTGCAGAGAGGTGGTGGAGGTATTGCCCGGAGCGGGAATATAAGTAGGCTGAAGAATAAGATAAAGGCGCTGGAAACAACGATTAATTCCCGTTAAAGAGGAAATCAGATATGGATGAAGATGATGATATTTTGAGAGCTACCTCCCCCTTTCCTCGATCACCAATGGAAGAGACCTTAGATAACATACCTGAGAATAGTTTGACTATATTCGATGATCCTACCTATACCCCCTTTCCTCTATCACCAATGGAAGAGACCTTAAATAACATACCTGAGCATACTAAGAATATGTTCGATGATCCCAACTATGATGAAAGGGTCAATTATTTATCTGCCATCATACCGAGAGATGTAGATAAGGCGAGGGAGATGGATGCTTGGGGTACAGAGAAGGCGGCTTTTTGGACTGGTATTCAACATACTGCACCTTTTAATTTAGGAAGAATAATAGAGTCTTGGGTTGGTGGCTCAATACCTTCCCGTATTACTTTTGGCGATCTTCCGTGGACTGATGAAGTGGAAGAGGGTATGAATTTAAGTTATACCCATGATTGGTTAGGCATCTCAGAGTCTGAATGGGATAAGCTATCTATAGGAGAGCGTTCTAAACTTATTAATGAGACTGTAACAGAAAGAATAAAAGCTAAATATAAACCAGATGAGCTTTCTGGCATATATACAGCAATAAAGACAGCCTCCATGTTTTTAGACCCTACTTTTTTTATGCCTATCGCTGGTCCAGCATCAAAAATAGGTGTTGTCAAGGCATCGGCAGCAGTAGCCGTTACTGATAGCGCATTATATGAATACTCTACGGAGGGTGAGATAACTGTCCCTCAAACTACTTTAGCCCTCGCTCTAGGAGCTGGTGGGGGTAAACTAGCCAAGACATTACTTCAAAAAGCGAAGGTTAGAGAGGCAAGGCGGGATTTCAACTTTTTTACGACTGAAGTGATTGATAGATATAACCAATGGCAAGGAAATAAAAGTAGTATAGATGTCTGGATGGATATACGAAAAGATTTTAACCTTACAGATGAAGACTTTGATATAATAATGAAAACTGCGCGTACAGGTAAAATTCCTAAAGAGAGTTCATTACCTACATCATTACGGAGTTCTCCAACACCGTATGACGTACACCCTGCCTATATGAGTACAGGAGAAGCCAATAAACTAGGTCGTCCTACTGGTAAAGGTACTGTTCGGGGGTTAGGTAATGTTACCGCTACTGATCTGAAGAAAACTCCAAGGTTTGAAAAGATTGAGGATAGGACTCAGGGGGCATCAAAAGTACACGCTACCTTTATGGAAGCAAAAGCACCCCTTGAAATAGCAAGGAGAGAGCGGGATAGGATAAGTAGAATAGGCGGTGAAAAATTTTATGATAAGTATATAGAGCCTCTTTCAGCGGGGGTAGCCAGATACAACCCTACGTTGTTAAGAAGATTACAGGAATTAGAACTGAAGGAGTTGAAAGGTTCTCAAAGAGACTTAGAAGAAGTTACACCCTTTTTGAGACAGATGCAACCCCATCAAGGGTTTAAGCGTGTTCTGAGTAAAGAGCATGTTAAGGAGGTGCACTATATGATGGCAGGAGCACCAGATAAACCGCGCCCAGGAGCAGCCATAGTAGAAATAGAAAAGTTTATTATGGCTAACGCCAAAAGCGTTGAGAGGGGGAAAGCTATGGTAAAAAATTATCGAAGCTACCGTCGCGTAATGAATCGTACTTACCATATGAGGAATGCTGCTAGGCGAGGAGCACAACAGAAGGCTTTACCGCGTAAGCGAGCTTATACACCCATAAGAGTTAAAGATGTAGAGTATGTGCAAGACTTGCATAAATTAGACCAGTCGGAAAATAAAATATTTCAAGAGATGTTAGATAAAAGGGCGAATCTTTTAGACCTAAGCGTTGATGACTTGACAGCTATGGATAGGGCAGATGTTTTAGACCGCCTCCTTGCCGGAAAAGATAATCCAGCAGCTGGCTCTGCTAAACATAGAGCATTTTTTAAGCGGACTAGAGAAGATTTTGAGAAAGGCTATATGAATATTGTAGCATCTACTAATAAATATATAAAAGAGAGCCATCAAGAAATTCATAGACATAACTTATTTGGTAAATATCTTAATGAGGAGGACATGGGAGATACTATTCTTAAATTTACTGCTGGCAAGATGAGCACAAATCAATCTCAGATTCAAAATCTTTTAAAACACAGATATATATGGGGTCCAAGATCAACACATTGGGCGCTCCAAGCCATAAAAAATACTGGTTATCTCACTTTATTAGCACACCCTGTTAATGCCGCAAGACAGTTAGGTGATCTAGCTTTAGGAGCATATGAGAATGGTCTTATTAATACTGTAAATGGATTGTATGATTCTATACTGAGGAGGGGTTTAACTGCTAAAGAGATGGCTATGGTTACTAATAAGGCACATGAGTTAACAGAGTCTACTTTTGGTCGAAAAACATTAGATTGGGGTATGACATGGTCGGGTTTCTCCGAGGTAGATGCTTTAGGTAAAGGCGCACTAATGAATGGTACTATACGGAGAATTTCTAAAGATGTAAAAAGTATAAAAGGTGTGGAGGCTATTAGAACTAAGTGGGGAGCTGCCTTTGGGGATGATACTTCAAAATTGATAGATGATTTTCGGAAGTTTAATAAGGGTGGAAAATTTTATAACAAGTATACTGGGGAAATGGATGAGTTCTCTCCATTAATGAAGGAGCTTGCCTTTGCACAGGTGAGTAAATTCCAACCTATTAGTATGTTAGAGATGCCTAAGATGTGGTTAAAGGCTCCTAATGGTCGTTTCCTGTACATGTTACAATCTTTCACATTGAAGCATGTTAATATTTGGCGGAAAGATGTTATGAAAGAGCTTTTCACTAAACGTGGCAACAAAATAAAGGGTGCTCAAGCTGCTCTTAGATTGGCATCATTTTTCACACTGGGTAATATAGGTGTTGATAAAATTAATGATTTAATGTTAGGTAAAGACAGGGATTTAGAACAGTTATTTATACTTAACCTATATAGGAATATTGGTTTGATCAATAAGTATGATATGGATAGGTTTGGGAGTGGTGGTTATGGTATTGGAGGTGGTGGTTTTGTGGGGAATGTGATGACTACTTTTGGACCACCTTTAGATCCATTAATAGATGGGGTAGGGACTGCGATGGGGATTGCTGTGAATATGGGAGCTGGTCGCCACTGGTCGGAGAACCAGAAGTGGGATCAGTTTTCAAACATTGTTCCTATTATTGGTAAAATAGTAGGTGCGTGGGGTTATAAGGCGGGGTTACCAGCCACAAAAGAACATGCTTTACCAACGAAACAGCAATATGACAAGGCTCATAGCTATCTTCCAAAAGTTCTTCATGGTATAGGTGAAGATATTCATGATGTATTGGATAACCAATGGAATAACCTAAGTCGATAGTAAAACCGGTAAATAAGTAGGAGAAAATAAGATGGCATTAAGTAGAGAAGAAGAATTTACCATAGAAGATTTAATGAAGAGTGCGGCGAATTTGCCATACAATGATTCTGGATTAGAATATTTGAATGCGCCTAGTGAAGTTATATTTAACCGTATGCTCAATAGGGTATCTCCAACTGATCCTGATGGACCAATAAGCACTACGGCGTCTGGTGGAGCAAGGGGTAGCGGTGGTGGCGGTGGTGGTTGGGGAACCAGCAGTTGGACAGATATCTACAAACTGGGATTTCCTGAATATGGTAGCTATTTTCAACCATCTGATCCTGATGGACCAAATCCAAGAAGGGGTATGTTCCGTGTGACTCCTGGGAGGGAGGGCGAGAGCGTCTATGGTGAAGAAAACTTTACCTTTGAAGATTTAATGAAGAGTGCGGCGAATTTGCCCTACTTGGATTCTGGATTAGAAGATTTGAATGATGAAGAAAAAATGAATAAACTCCTAGCTGCCTTAGCAGCAGATGAAGTGCCGGAGATAAGAGATATATTTGCCCCACCTCCTGGGTATGATGTGGATGGTAGGCTACTTGCTGGTGATTCTCGTCAGCTGGATCATCGCATCTTTCAACCACCTCCCGCTCTTCCGCCGAATCATCCCAGCCTTCAAAGAAGTCCATCATCGGGTATGTTTACTCCTACAATCCCCTCCTCACCTTCTCCAAACCCTGAGAACTGGGATAACTGGGGGGGGCTGGGAGAGTTCAGCAACAAGTCTGACTCCCCCCCTGGTGAGGAGCCAGATAAAAAAGGTGGTGGTCCTACGCTCTGGGATGTCCTTGCCATGGGGTTGGGAGGTATACCAGCAGTTGCGTTACGCCGTCTCTTTTTCAATAAAAAGAACGGTATGTTTAAAGATATGTTTAAAAATACAGAGTTTAAACCATGGGCGCTTGATAAGTTTGAAGATAGAATGAACGAAGCACCTTTATTAGAGCGTTGGGCGATAGATATGAAGGAGCAAATAGGTTGGCAGTATATGACTCCTGATGAAAGAAAAGATTATATTAAAAATAATAAACATGATAAAAATAATCATATTATTATGCACTATAATATGTATAGGAGAAGATGAAAATTATGGGGATGCTCTTGGGGATGCTCGCTAATCCAGACATTTCAAATGAGGGGGGTGGTTTATTTAAAATTGCTGAGTCTGAGCAACGAGCGCAACAAGAGCAACAAGCTCGCGCTCAAGTCTACTACAATATGCTGTCCACCAACGAGGGGGTCAGGGATCAAATCTACTTTGACACCGAGGGCAATCCTACAATCGGGATTGGGTTCAACTTGAACGCCGCTCATAACCAAAAGTTCCTGAAGGATAACAACATAGACAAGCAATCGTTAAGTGTAGTTGACAAAGAGGGCAACACAATACGCAAGGGGCGTAAACTTACTGAGAACGAGAAACTGCTAATGTACAATCACAGCCTCAGACAAGCCTTCAAGGACGCTCGTTTGTATGATCCAAGGTTTGACAAACGCCCTGAGTCCGTTAAGATGGGTCTAGTCGATATGGCTTTTAACATGGGGCTAACGAAGTTGAAGGGATTCGTGGAAATGAGGAAGGGGCTGGATGCCAATGACTACGCCAAGGTAGCCAGTGAAGCCAAAAACAGCGATTGGTTCAAACAGGTTAAAAGCCGTGGTCCACGCACAGTTGGTCTGTTCAAGAAAGCTATTAAATAATTTATGTCGGTAACCTAGAACTATTACTCCTACTCCTCCTCCTCCACCCTCTCAAGCTCTACCACCTCTAATACAACCCCACTAGGGAAGACGGTAACATTACCTAACCCCTCCTTAGTATCTGATATGATGAGTTTATGCTCCTCATCTTTAACCAGATAACCAACAGTAGTAAATACTGGGGGTTCTACATCACCCGCCTCTGGATTCCATCCCGCATACGTCTCTACATCCTCCCACATTACCTCTACCAGTGTAGG